CCTTTGTGTATGCTGACCATCGTATGACTGAGTTGCTTCACGAACTTGTGACTGAATTTGTTGAAGCAAATATTCCTGTGGTTGATGAAGACACTCGTATGGATCTTGCTATGATGCTTATGGAAACTCTTGATGTGATTGCTCGATGACATTAACTCATAAGATGATCTTCATCTCTTCATTCATTTATTTCTTGCACTGGGGGCAATGTCTTACTTTGAAATGTCTGGATATGGTTACTCTAAACGCACCTGTCAGGATGTTACCACTTGGTTTCTGAATAAGTTTCTTCCACGACATAAGATTGAGGTGGAGATTCTTCATCGTGGTCTGCGTCGTGAGCATGTTTATGGTTATTGTGAAGTTGTGGGAGAATCTTATCGCCCCCGTGAGTTTATGATTGAACTCAACACCTATATGTGTGAGGAGTTGTATATAAAAACTCTTTTGCATGAACTGACCCACCTGCGGCAGTGGGTAGTTGGTTCACTGCGGTTTCGATACGGAAAATTGTGTTATTCTAAAGAACCCGTTGAAAAGTACGACTATTGGCATCAACCACACGAAATTGAAGCACGGGAGCAAGAAGAAACCCTGTATCTTGAGTACCTATTTGAGAAGAATGGGTGGACAGATCATCAAGTCTCACAGTTCTTCTCTAATCGCCTTTGTTCCACTTCATAATCACTAATCATCATGAAACTTGTTGCAATTCAAAATCGCAAGCGTATTATTAAAAACAAAGTGCTTGAAATTCGCAAAGGAATGGAGTATAATTCCAATACTAAGATTGTCAAAGCATTTCCTATTAACTGCTTTATGAGAAAACCACAAGGACCAAAGGAATACTATACAAAAGATGAAATATATCTGCTAATTCATTTGTATGTAAAGCACACAGATCCTACTAATAATTCTGATAATCGTTGGACGATTATTGGAGAGTTTCGCAGGCAATTTGATACTCACACCGATGCTTCTCTTGAATTTATGGTGAATCAAATGAAGAATGTGGATAAGTGGTACAATGCTGATGGAATGAGTTGTGTAACTCGACAACTGCGCGATGGTTTGTATTCATTGTATCCTGATCGTTTTATTCACAATGGTCCTACACTTGTAGAGCATTTTCAAGATGAACCTGAAGAGACTGTGCCAGTTCAGCAAGTGGTCTCATATTTCCCCAATCGCCTCTGCTCTGCCCTATAATTACAAGGTAATCAAGGGAACCACAATGGTCACCGACACCACCCAGGACGCACAACTTCGCCGCACCATTCAGAAAACGATTGAGCAAGAAATGCCGCTGCAACTTCTAAAGCGCATTGTTTATGAGGTGCGTTGTGAAGAACTGGGTATTCGCCCTGATGGTTGGAAACTTTATCCCGAAGACTGATGATTGAAACACTGATCGCTGGACTTACATGTGGCATCGCCACATTCTATGGTGTAGGGGATGGTTTTCATGGCAACACCACCGCAAATGGAGAACGATTTGATGCTTACCGTTGGACTGCTGCTCATCCATACATTCCTATGGGAAGTAAAATTAGAGTCACAAATCAGGACAACGGAAAACAAGTGATTGTGAGGGTGAATGATCGTGGTCCATATTCTCATGCTGACCTGGATCTGTCTTATGCTGCCTTTGCTCACATTTCTTCTCCACGCAAGGGCAACGCTACTGTATGTTGGAGAGTCGTTGGATGAATAAAGACCGCCTTTATCTTACAATCACTCTTGGTGTATTGTTACTACTTGACATTGCCATAGTAGTTGGACTATTATGGCACGGTAAGGCAAACTTTACTGAATTGATCAAACATCTCAAATGAAAAAGTTTCTTTCTATTCTTTTCCTGCTGTGTCCTTCTCCAGTGTTTGCACAGTCTCAGACTGTTGTACAAAAGAAAGAATATCGCTCTTTTACATACGAAACTCCGTGTGCAGTAGAAACACCGACTCAATCAATATCGGATGTGTGCAAGATAGTTGAAACTCGTGAAAAGAGTGGAGCACTTCGCACACGCAACATTTTCTCTAATAGGTTTGGACTTACTATCAAGGGGCGATTTGATAAAGAGAAAGGTTATATGACTTGGGATTCTCATAACAAATATGAATATAAGTGGGAGTATAAAATTGGTGGATCTGGGTGGACATATGTGATGCCAGGTTTTCTACTTGAAAACGTATCATGGGACTGATGACACAACCAATCAAAGAGTTCTTTACTGAACGCGAATGGGGAATCATTCTGGACGCTGTTGAGCAAGAAGGCATGTTAGAAGAGGAAGACTATGCCGATGAATGTGGCATTATTATTGATAAAATTCATTCAATGATGGAGAATTAAGTGACACAACCAAATGTTAATATTGAAATTAGAATTACAGAAATTCCTATAAGTTTAAATGTGCAAGAGATTGGTGTGATTCTATCTGCACTTCAAAATCTTGAACTTGCTGAACAAAATCTTATTGCAAGAGAGTATGGAAGTGTTTCAGCACTGTATCACAAACTCTACGGTTACTGGGAGCGAATGGACACTTCGCAAACTGGACTACGGTACGATGTGGTGCCGTCTTTTTGATCTATACTACTTAAGTAATCGAGGGAGACACCCCATGCAACTGACCTCCACCACTGGCACGATGGTTGTGGACTACTACCCCATCGAAGGTAGCACCAAGTTTATATTCAAAGTGCTCAAGTTTCAAGGTGTTGATACCATGAGCACCAAGTGTATCACCAAGCGTGACTTTGAGCGTGAGTGTGATGAGCGTATTGGTATGGGTTATGAAGTGACTGGATTCAACACTGAAGCAGTCAAAGTGAATCCCATGGCAGGTGCCTGCTGATGAAATTAAAAGTTTGGATTCTCACTGGTGTTGCAGTTGTGATTGGTTGGAATGTATCTCTCATTCAACGTGATCAAGCAATGTTTGATTCTTACAATCGCTGCCTTTCTGCTCAGTCCTGTTCAAAATGAACGACGAAGACATTTCACAATTTATGAAAGCATTTGAGGACTTTATGAAACATTCTGAAGTAGAGCAATTGAAGTATGAGGTTCGAATTGATAATGTAAATGTTGTTATCCCAGAAGAGAATCAACTGATTGCTTCTTATGAATCAAAAGCAGCAGAATTAGAAGTGACTGTTGATTATTACATGGCAGAGTTTATCTAATGAATCAGAAGACAAAGTTAATTCTGGCACAAATGCAGGTTGAGAACATCTATGAACTTCTCAGTGATGGACCTTATGCTGCTTTCTTTGCTTCTCATTTATTACCAGTTAAATTTGAGATTGATCGGCAAATGTCTCTCTTGACAAAGACCAACTATTACACTAAAATTGAGGAGTCCTAAAACACAAAAAATGAAATCTCTTTATATTGTAGACTACTGGGTTCCATTTCCATCTTCTGAGTATGGTGGTTTAATTAATCTGATTGCAGAATCTGATACTGAAGCATTTACTCTTCTATCAAAGGAGCAATCGTTTGATGATCGTTATACTCATCTGATTATGGAAAGAGTTGTGAATGCACAGAAGTTTGCCCTACAGGATGATTATGAGTCTGGACTTCTGGAGGCATTTACAACGTGACACAACTTTATCGTATTGAAGAATTATTCTCAAGTGGTTGGGCATTGATTGAAGAAGATGCCAAGCAATTAACAAAAGAACAGTGTGATCTGCTTCTCAATAATTATTTGTCTTTAGGTTACAATCCAAAGTATCTCCGTGCAGTCCGTGACAATTGAGTTTCCTCACAAACCACCGAAAGGTTATTCTTATGAGTATGAACAGTTCAAAAGAAATCTCATTGCCATCTGGATTCGCAACTCTGCTACTTTTGATTATAACCTTGGTAAGTCTGTGCGGTCAATTTGGGGATTCTATGATTCCAAGAAAAGAGTATATCATGCCCCCATCAACTCAAGTACAGTTGGGAACGTTGTTAGTATAAAGGAAACAAGTCCATACTCTGCTATGATACCTAAACTTACTCCACTTGAATCTGCATTTGTATGAAGTATGAATCATTTGCCGAAGGTTTAGAAGTGACCTATCGTAATATGACAGGGACAGTACGTTTTATCTCTTCAAGTTATATTACTATTTGCATGAGATCATTTAACGTAAAAGCAAAGGATGTGTGTGTATTGATATATCCAGAACATTGGAAAGAAGTAGAACTTATTCATGGTAATCGACAGTCTTATGAAAAGTAATAAATCATTATGGAGATACTTTGCAAAAGCATTAGGAGAGAAAGCATCCAAGTGTGATAAGGAGAGTGATATTATTGCGGGTATTCGTACATTTATCTTTCTTACATACTTAATCACTAATGCTTTTATTGTTGCAGGTGTTATAAGACATTGGAATGATCAAACAGAAATTGAAGTTTTTATTGAATCACCTTATGAAGTACCAAGTCGTTTACCTCAAGAACAAGAAAAAGAGTCAATCAAAACAAATCGCAACTTTCTATAATATTGAAGATGCTACTCATTGGGAGAAGTATATTAAACAACAAGGATGCACTCATACTGAGATCGTACCTGTATTCTAAATATCATTACATTCTCAAGTATAAAGATGAAGACGTTCTTTCAGTTTATGGAGCAGATTCCTACACCACAACAATCAAAAGTTGATGCTGCAAAGATTAAGTCAAATGCTTTAGCAACAAGGCAACATAATCGTTATGCTAATCTTCAACGTCTTCATACTACAATGCATTTAGCACAGACAGCAGCACAAGAGAAAAAGGGTATGAAAGGTTAAAAAATCAATAAAAAAAGGTTAAATTTAATTAAAAAGGTATTAAAAAACATATATTGCTGTTTTATTTGATTCTCAATAAGTGTTATGTTATTGAGAATCAATTGAGTATTATTGTTGAGAATAGAGTCTTCTAAGTGCTTATAAATCCCTTCTAAGTGCTTATAAATCCCTTCTAAGTGCTTATAAATCCCTTCTAAGTGCTTATAAATCCCTTCTAAGTGCTTATAAATCCCTTCGGGTCTTGTGACCTTTACCTGTATATCATAAGACGCGCAGTTTGTCAAGCCCCACGGCGGCGAAAATTTCCCCCGACCCACACAGTTTTATAAGATCTAGTCGAGATATAATGTTAGTATTATAACACAATCTCGACGAGAATACATATATACTCTTATAAATCTCGACGAGACTCACATCTAGATTAGATTGCATCTCGTCGAGATTTGTGCTATACTCATACAGTCACTCACAGGATCTCGACGAGCTATGTACGACGACTACGATCTCGACTATACATACAGTAACGATTATGGACAAGATCTCGACGAGTATACACAAGATCTCGACGAGGATTATGCACGAGATACACATGATCTCGAAGCACTTGCATATCGTCATTATGCATGATATAATCTAGTACACATACACATCTAGACACCTATGCTAGCACAAAAGCGCATCATACAGGTTACACTAGACATCATGTGTTATGATGATCTAGATCTAGATGATATTAAATGGCGTGAGTTATTGCAACTCGAACCTGGGGAAGATCTCCATTGTAAGGTAAAAGAGTTCGATCCGTTCGAGTAATGTGCCAGTTATAAGCTTGGCACAAGACCCTCATTCTCAATAAGGGTTTCTTATTGAGAATGAATATTTTATGGTAGGAGGAGTGGCGATGCATTTTCGTCAGCAGGGATACCTCTCCCCTCATTGAATTTCTTATAAGATATCAGCAAATCGGTTCCTGATCAAGGGGTCTTGTGCCAGTTTGTCTAGTGGCACAAGAGTGGTTGCAACATGCCACGTGATGGGTTATGTTACCTTCGTCGTCGCAATTGACCCCGATGGTGTTTCTCACTCTGCCGCATTATGGTTGCATCTTTACACTTTCTCAGGAAGATGGTGATGAATTGTATTATGCCCCAATCTACGCTGATGGTAGTGTAAACCTGGGAGAGTTTGCACCTGTTGATTTAGAATCTGCTGATATGGATGAGATGGAATTGTTTGATATTCGTAACCGCTTGGTTGATATGTGCCAGGTGTGAAAGTGGCACAAGGGCACTTGATTAATTGCTGATACCATGCCATACTACATTCGTTGCTGAGGGAAACTGATGATCGTCGATTTCAACAACTGTCTTCAACGTAATTTTGAAGTTCTGCAAGATATTTGTGCTCATCGTGTTGAAATAGCAAACTTTGTATTGAACTTTCAACGTGAGGAAGATTATGAGGATCGTATGTACTATGAAAGCGAGATTCGTCATTACAAACTCTATGATGTGTGACACCTGATTAACTGGCACAAGGGGGGGTTGCAATGCCCCCCGATTCGTTCTACATTACATTTGTTCCTGAGAGGCACACCATGTTTGACGAACTCTGGTCTGAGATTCAAGATATGCCTGGTGAGATTTTTGATATGGACATTCCCGAACTTCGTGATACTGAGAAGTTTGATGTCAATGAGTACCTGAACGCAAACTACGATTACTGATGAACACAATCAGTCGGCAACATTGGGACACTCTTTATACCAAACTCTACGATGCGTATGAAGAGTGTTCTAAGAATTATGATGAAACTTACCGTCAATTTATCGGTGAGATTCTCGATCATATGATTAACAACAAAAAGTATCTTAACATCAAATGACAATCAACCGCGAACAACTCATCGAAGATTATGCCTCTCTCATCGTAGAGGGGATGGATGTGGATACTTTGGTTTCGTTCGCTTATGATACTTTGGTTTCAAATCTTGAGTCCTATGATGATGCCGAACTGATTAAAGAGGTTACAGAATACAATCCCGAACTGCTGGAGGATGTGACAGTAGACTAAGTGGCACACTGAACCCCCCCAGAGGCACCGCTGACCCCTTACAATAGTCTCATGAAAAACACACACCTTGAGCACCCCGAAGATACCATTCTCACGGGTGACCTTTCTGTTCTGGATTGGTTCGTGAATCCTGGCGCCCTGAGTGTTAAGATTGACGGTGCGCCTGCTATTGTTTGGGGCACGAATCCTGCCACTGGAAACTTCTTCGTTGGCACTAAAAGTGTGTTCAACAAAAAGAAGATTAAGATCAACGAATCTCACGAGGACATTGATACAAACCATGAGGGTAATGTTGCACAAATTCTTCACTGCTGCCTGGATTCTCTGCCTCGGGTCGATTCTATCATCCAAGGTGATTTTATCGGGTTTGGTGGATGTAACGAATACACTCCAAACACAATCACCTATCAGTTCCCAGAGGTAGTTTCTGAGAGCATCATTGTTGCTCCTCATACACTCTACCGTGCTGAGAATGACCTGCGCGATGCTGTTGCCGAACCGCTGAACATTCGCCTGGAGTCTACTGCTCACGTTCGATTCGTTCAACCTAAAGCATACATCCTTCACAATCAGGAATCCTTTGCTGATGTTGAGGAAGTGGTAAAGTTCGCCCGTCAGATGTCTACTGCTGTTCGGTTCGTGACTGATAAGAAAGCAGCAGACATTAAGAAGCAACTTAACGCTTTCATTCGTGCTGGTGAGCAGGTTACTGTGGAGAATGTGAATGAGTTTGATTGTGACCCTAACCTGCTTGGATTGTGGGCACTGGTTAAATCTATCAAGGATGATTGTTTGTTCCTCTGCCGCAATGATGGTCCTGCCGCTTATATCAACGGCAACCGAATTGATGCCGAAGGTTATGTGATGACCAATGAGTTTGGTATGTTTAAACTGGTGAATCGTGAGGTCTTTTCTTATCACAATTTCAACGCTGGGCGCTTTCAGTGTGCCAGATGAACAAGTGGCACAAGACCCCTTGTGCTGACCCCCTGCCCGTGCCATACTACGTTTGTTGAGAGGGAGACCCCCCATGCGTAAGATCGAACGCCTGATGAATGCTGCTATCACTGCAGGCAAAGACTTCAAACTTGATAACACTGAAGTGGTTGCATGTTCTAACGTTACTGATGTCTTTCTGCACGGTAATCTGATCGCCCGAATTGGCGAAACCTGGATCGAATTGTTCGATGGTGGGAAACGATCCACCACCACCAAATCCCGTTTGAATGCTATTCTGCGCGAGCACGGAATTGGTGATGAGAGTGTATTTCAGAAGAACTTTCAATGGTTCTTTCACTCTGCACAATTCGGCACGATTCCTTTCTTCTCTGGAATGCGTTTGAATTGAACTTAAGGGGGGCACAAGTTGCCTCCCTTTTTTATACTTTTTATCCTACTATTTCAAAGCTGCCCCAGTGGCGACCGTTTGCGTCATCAGGGCGACCCTGCCCCTCTCTCCCTTGTGAACCTATCATAGAGCCCAGAGCACCCCAGACCAGGCATCCTGTGCCACTTCCTGAACTGTCACCCTGCCCCCTCTGATGCCCCCTGCTGACCCCTTATACTGATCTCATCAGCAACCAACCCCATGGCACTGACCCGCTACGAAGTTCGCTACCAGACCCCCTACAATGCTTGTGAGTGGCGGTCGCAATGGTTCAGCACCTATGAGGAGGCGATGCGTATGGTAGACTTCTATCGCTCCTGTGGTTCCCCCGCTCACCTGGCACCCTGATGAGAACCCTAACCCGCTCACGCTCCCCCGAATTTCACCGCGCCACGATGCTGCGCCTCCTGGTCACCGCTCTGCTGCTCTGGGGATTCTGGGAACCACTACGCCCAATCCGTAGTGTGACAGCCCAGGCACTGGACACCGCTGCCGACCTGATCGTCCACTGACCTGCTACAATACTCTCAGTTCAAA